AAAACGTCAGCGTAAAAAAGCAGAGCCTGCGACCCTACTTCGCGCCGTCGCAGATGCTCATGGACGAGAGTCGCAGCTTGGGATCGGTGATCTTCAGTACGCGAGCCATACAGCTATCATATGTCTCAACTGGGCGAGCGGCGTTCGTGACCGTGGCAGCAATTGCCCCGCCGTAGACGGTCCCGCCATTAGCGACACAGTCGAACGATTCTGGATGCTTGAGTCGAGCCGCATAGCCCCACACTTGAGGCCTGGCCCATGCGAAGAAGCCAATTTTCATGTGCTGATGCTTGTCGCCGACGATATCCGCGCCGGAAGCGCGCGCTACATCAGCCAGAGCCTGATTCACTTTTGCATAGCCGCCGTACCATTGCTGGTTGGCAACTGCGCGACCAAGAAACACCGAATCGACACTCTCAGGTAGTGGAGTTGGGAGCAGGCAAACCGGCCCCGCGTAGGGAGGCAGAGCAGGCTGAGAGCCCTCCCATTTTTGGACAACTGACTTGGTCCCACAGCCCGTGAGCGCAACAACCAGACACAATCCGAGAAATCCCTTCATTTGGCACGTCCTCTTATAGATAGCGGCAATCTACCACCATCACAGTGAAGCACCAAAACCCCGCATGTGCGGGGCTGCCTCTAAAGGTCTAGGCGTAGCTGAATAATTAGGCTGCGGCAGATCGAGTCGCCTTCCCATTCCGCAGGCCAAGGCGATTTGCCGCAACATCCATGTCGGCCGAGCGCTTTTTTAGCCCACCTATAGCCATCATCGCATCGCTGAAGTGGTCGGTAATTTCTGCCGGGATTGGCGAACCCAACATTCTTAACGCGCTACCAACACCCCATCGCTCATAAATTCCTTTCACCGCCAAGAAGTGGTGAATGAGGAAGCCAACATCGTACAGTTCCTTGTCGGTCAATTCGTGGGTGTTCAAGCTGGCGCGGCCAATCCACTCGCCTTCCAAGGAGTAAGCCGCCACGAAGTTGCAGGCGTCGTTCAGGTACTCCGCCGGAATCAAGGCAGTGCGCGGAACGTTAAAGCGCGAGCGAAGCCGGCTCTTCATGGTGTGCTTGAAACTGCGCTGGAGCGAATGAGGTACTGGCGAGGCCTTCTGCTCGATCACTCGATCAAGGACGTGCTCGCCACTGGTACCGATGACCGCACCGACAAGGTCGCCCATGGCGCCTTGATGGTCCGTGTAGCCACCAGTCTTGCGAATAGATGGAAGCACGTCCCCTGCCAGCCACATTTGAAACGGTAGGGCCTTGGGCTTATCGGAGCGGCCAAGCACGAAGTACAGCCCTTGCTCCGAAATCATCATGATCTGCTGTGTGCCGCCAAGGGTGTGCAACCGTTGCACACCCTTCCATTGAGATGGGACGTGCGATACAGCACGAGAAGGCTTGTATGTATCGGCATACTCAAGGGCGTCGAGTACATCTTGGGCGGCGAACCATGGCTGATCATCAATCATCAGCGTGCGCACCTGCTGCCTGCCGAAGCTGAAAGGAATGACATTCGATACCGCTGTGCTATTATTCATGTCGTGATTTCCGTCGAAAGTTTTCACATCCGAAGCCCTGGCCTGCAAGCCGGGGTTTCTTCGTTTTAGGCTACTGCCTGATTCTTCTGCGCTTCCCGCCACTTGAAACCCTCCTCAATTAACAGCTCAAGCTCCGCATTAAGGCTGCGCCGGTTCGCGTGCGCCTCATCCCTCGCCCTGGCCTTCAGCTGCTCAGAAATCCGCAGGCTGTATGGGGATACCTTGTGTGCATCTTTCATTTTCCGCTCCTTGCTGGGTGTGGAGTCATAGTAACTCAAACGCGGAATGAGTCAAGTTAACTCATTGAGTCTTTTTGATTCATTTCGCATACTGAGCACAACACAAAGCGCGAGCCCGCCATGAATGATCGACACGCCATCTCCCCGTACCCAATTCGAATGCCTGTCGAGCTAAGGCGGCGCCTCGAAGAAAGCGCCAAGGCGGGTTCAAGATCGTTGCACGCAGAGATAATTTCGCGCCTAGAGGAAAGCCTCGACCCACAAGAATCCGCAGTCGAACGCGAATACCGGCTGAGCCAGATTCGGGAGAAGGCCTCTCAGCCTATTTCAAATATCGTTGCCGACTTCGCCCTGCAAATGGAGCAAGAGATAGAGCGGCGCGCCAGGCAGCTAGCCGAGGCTCGGGGTGGAGCGGTGCATGAGGCGGCGGAAGCGCTTCGCAACAAGAAGAAGTAGCCCGTCACTATCTACCACTATCGAGGGGAAGGGCCAACCCCCCCCCAGCTGCCAAGGTAAGCGACCATTGCAGAGAGTACTACCCGAGCAGACTAGTCGCCACGGACGCAGCAGCAGCCTTGATAGTATCGAATGACAGATCCAGCCCCTTTTCCCGCAAGAGACCCACAGTCTTATTCCAAACCGTCTGAGATCTGATCTTGTCCAGGAACTCATGTCCTGCCCATGTCAGCTCATTGGCCCAGCAATCGCGAGGGCCGCTCAGAGACTTGCCGCACTTCCCATCAATCAGCCCTGCCTCAATCAGCATGTGGATATGGTAGGCAGAAAGATCAGAGTCATAGCCGTCGATAGCGCTGGAGCGAAGCATCTGCCTGCTTGATTCAAGCGCCTCGACCTCCAGTAGGACTTTGCGAACCAGTTCCCAGTCGCGTTTCATGCTATCTCCAAATTTATCAATGCTGAGATTCTATGCTGAATCACAGGGAACGACCAAAACCCCGCCGAGGCGAGGCTCTGTGCTTCAGTAGGGGCTCAGCTGAATACAGCGGGATTCAGATAGTCGAGAATCTGGCGAGCCATGCACTCGTACAGTTCGGACTGCCGCTTCTCGCCGAATAAGGCGGGAATACTGGCCTTCGCTACGCCAACATCCTGCTTGACGATCACGCCATACATTCCGTCTTTCTTCTGGATGGATAGCTGGATGATGAAGTGCTCTTTGGAAATGCTTTCTTGATCATCGTCCAGCGTGACCTTTAGAGCGAACGGGATCGAGAGGTTGTCGCCTTCAAAATCCGCAACCCTGACGGCTTCAAAATGGCCGTCTTCGTAGGTGCCCAGTTGCACATACGGGGTCTTCACCCCATTGAGGCTGAAGTATTTTTCCTCCAGCCCTAAGTGCTTGGTGAACCCTTTGTAAATCAAGACGACCTTTTCGTTGAGGTCGTCCCAATAGGCACTCTGCGCTTGACTGTACTTTGCATAGGCTTCGCGAATTTCAAAAATGTCCGTCAACTTTCTTGCTCCATTCCTTGATATCAGAATGCCCATCGTATGCCGCCTTCATGAATGGTTAAAGGAAAGCCTCGCCGAGGAGATCATTTTATTCGTTGTGGGCAAGACGCAAAAAACCCAGCGCGAGGGCTGGGTTTCAGGTCGGCTGATCGTCCGGTGAAGGCTTACGCCCTCTCTCAGCTCCAAGCTCTCGGAAGAAGGCAGCATGCTCCCTTGCCACTCTGTCCAAGACTTCTTGGCTGAGTAGCGGCGGGCGATTCCTTGAATACTTTCTCTCAAGCGCAGTCATCTGCGAATGGTCACGGGGCTTATCATCAGTGCTCATTAGTCAGTTCTCACTTCGAAACTCACGACCCAGGCGGCCGAGCCACGTCATAAGCTCGTTGTTGTTCGCCTGCTCATGCGCATCAGGCATCAAAATCCCGATAATGCAGAACCGATGATTTTCGAAGAGACCTCTCGCATAGACGAGCGCGACATCATTCTCCGGCTCGCCCTTCCGGCATTTGCGCTGCCCCTGCTTCTGGCGCTTGGGAAAATTCCGAGGCGGAATGCACAGGTGAATATGCTCGATGCAGCCCGCTATTGCGGGGGGCGAGCCATATTCCGCATCAAACCCGAAGTAGTCTGGCAAGTCATCGCGCATAGACTGCTGATAACGACAGAAATCCACTAGGAGCTGGTCTAGGAACCCGGGATTGGATGATTCGAGAGGTCTGAAAAACCTATCGTACGTGTCCGGGTGAAATGAAACCTCGACAGGATCCATCAATCAGGAGTTGTACGACACAGCGGCTTCTCGGCTGAGCTTGGCAAGGGCTACCAAGCCTTTGCGATCAATAGAGCTGACGTAAGGTTTCGGCTCTACCAGCATCTGGCGGATCAGATTCGCGTTGCGATCAGCCTTGTGGCGAGACTCTGCCAAAAGGGTAATCAGCTTGTCTCCGTATGGCCCCAGATCCCCAGTGCCTTTCAAGTCCTTGACCTCAGCAAGGGCTCGACTAAATATCTCGCCAACCGTTGCGAAGGGATGCTTGACGAGGTGGCTTGCCGGCACTCGACCAGCAAGGATATCCGCATAGACGCGATCAAAGAACGCATTGACCTTGTTGCCCATATCAATCAGCCCAGGTATTAGGGCCAGAGCTTCGGCATCGCTGGTGTTCGCGGCAATGGACTGGCTACCCAGCTGGTAGGTGTCCTTTTGCTCTTTCGGCATATCATCACCAGCAAATACGCTCGCAGCCATAGCTAGCGCGCAGACTATCGCTAGTTTTTGGGACACGGGGCTCTGCTTTTTAGGTGTGACTGCCATGAGATTCTCGCAACGGTATTGCAGGGTGTGCAAAAACTATACAACATTCGCACGGTATAATGATATTAAACCGTGTATACGGCAGCAAAACCTACAGCCGAACCAGCCCCTGCGGTGACCTCACCCCTCATTCATCACCCGGCAGTGAATGCCGTCCATTTTCATCAACACCCGGGCCTCTTCCGGCTCGATCTGCCGATCCATCATCCGTGTCCAGGCGTCCATTTCTTGCCAGGTCAGCGGATCGCTGGTGCGCTTGAGCTCCCAGTACAAACCCGCCAGATAGCCCATACCCTCGGGCATGGCTGGAATATCCAGCTCCCGAGGCTTGTGGCCGGTCATATTCCAGACCCGCGTCAGGTGATCGCGGGTGGTGGCAGTCGATCCTTTGACCGGCTTATTGAGCTTAGCCTCGCCTTCCCAGTGGGTTAGGAGGCTTTCAACTCTGGCGCGAAAAAACGGGCGCGGTCGCTCGCCAGTCGCTCGACATCATTCGCCAGGCCGGGGTTGTTGAGCAGCAGCTCGGCTACGGCTTCTTTGCTGTATGGCACCGGCAGCGACCAGTCGAAGGCCAGCGCGGAACGGTACAGCAGGTTGGCACGCTGAGAGATGGCGGCCTCTTCTTCTACCGACATGCCTTCCTTTCCCTCATCGCGCAGGATTCGAGTTGCTTCCAGCAGGGCTTTACGGGCAGCAGGCGCATCGGCACCCAGCACCATCAGGTGATATTCGGTTTCAGTGCCATCAGGCAGGGTCAACGGCAGTTTCTTGCCTTTCTCCAGAGCGCCCAGGGTGAAGAAGTCGGACAGAGCGAAAGGCTTGATAGCGGTGGTGGCTTTTTCAGATTTAGCAGACATGCGGTGAATCTCCAAAATGAAAAGGCCCGCTCAGTGGCGGGCCTGTAGAAAGGATTCGATTACGCGCCGGTGCGAGTGATCATCATGGTGGTTGCCAGCACGTCGTCGTAACCGGCGCTGACGGTGTATTGCGGGATGATTGCGCCCGGGCCGCTGGTTTGCTTCTGGCCCTGGGTGTAGCGGACCTTCGGCAATTCCAGCGTGTAGCTGTCTGCGCCCTCGGTGAATTGGATCGTGTGCGAGGTGGCGGTCTCGTTGAGCACCTTGTCCCACAGCACGGCATCGACCAGATAGGCCGACATCGATCCGGTGACCTTGGCGACACCGTTGGAGATGTCGAAGGCTTCACGGCTGCCCAGCGCAAACAGGGCTTCCATGCCGTTGTCGAGGCTGACGCTCCATTCGGTCGCATAAGCCACGGACACCCCGCCCTCGGTCAACGCCAGGTTGGTTGTGATCATGATGTCGGTCGCGGTCGCCGGCAGGTACGTCGAGCCAACCGGCACGGTGTACTTCTCGGCCTTGGTGCCCATCATGCTGAAGGTGACGCCAACCGGGGCATTCAGCGGGGAGCTGATCGCCATCGTACTGACGCGACAGCCGTGATAGACGTAATCTACGCCGATGTCGGTGTGGCGCTCCAGGATGGCGAACGAGCGCTCGACCTTGCCGATCTTCAGGACGTTCGCGGTCCAGGTGCCCTGCATGGCAGCCTGGATCAGGTCGTCGAAGCTGGAGAAAGACAGCTCGACCGCGATATCGCCGGCCACGCTGTAGGTGCCGCCGCGGCTCGCCTGCTGTTGGCGGTATTGATTCATTTCCGCCGTATCGATCTGGTTGATGTTCGGCGTCAGGCCGGCGCTGACGAAGCGGATCGGCTTCCAGGCGGGAGTTGCAGGAATAGCGCCTGCCACCTCTTCGACGTAATACGTTTGTACGGCAGAGCCGTTAGCTAAGCCCATTTAGGGATCTCCTGAAACAAAGAAACCCGCTGATGGGCGGGTGTGGGTGGTTGCTCGGGGAATGAATCAGGCGGTCGGATAAACCCATGCCGTGTAAAAAACGAAGATGCTGACGCCGGTCCAGACAGCCTCCGGTGTGATCTTCGAGCGCTCAGCCTTGCGGATATGTACCCGCTGGCCTTGGTATTCGAGTCTCAGGCCTGGCTTGTAGAAGCTCAGCGCCTTGTCGACATCGGCCAGGATCCGCCCGGTACCGGTGTTGTTCGGGTGGTAGACATCGATCTGCAGGTAACCGGTGCGCTCTACCGGGTTTACGCCGCCGAATGCAGCCGGCTCGCGACCGGTCGGCATATCGGTAAGGCGGGCCCATGGCTGGCCCGTAGGCTTGGTGAACGCCTTGTCTTCCATGGCAGTTCGGCTTGCAGGGTATAGGTTGCTAGCCAGGTAGGCGCTGACCAGGGCGGAGTTGATTCTGGACTCGCTCATACACGATTCCTTGCGGCAGACTCGTCGACCATCTTTTGGAATCGGTCCACGTTGCGCCTCACCATTCCGTGCGGCTGCTGCTGAGACCAGCCGTTTTCTAAGCGCTCAATGTAAACAAGGTTGGACGTGAGGCATGTAACCTGCCCTGCTCCGGCTGGCGTATTAGCCACCGCCTCAGCAATGGCGGCGCGGCCCGACGGATCAATTCGGTCTGGCTGGCCCTCAGCAGGACTGGTGACAGTCGTCTGCCAGCTTCCCTTGGCCGCCCCCTCATCAACGGGCGTCTCTGTGATGACATTCGTGAACAGCGCGATAGTGGTCTCTCGCACCATCTTGTCGTGGGCTTTGCTGGTCTTCATTCCGAAGGCGCGGATCTGATCAGAAAATCCCATCATCACACCCTCAGCTGTATGGTGAATGTCGCCTTCACTGGATCTTCGCTGACGTTCAGCGCCCGCTTGCCGTTGATGATGTCGCCTATCGCCGGGACAGCAATCGCTACAGTCGCCACCCCATCCAGCGTGACGAACAGCTCGTTTTGCAGCACTAGCAGCTTTTCGTCAGTCGTCTCGATCAGGCTTCCATCGACCTCCCGAACCAAGTAGCTGCCGAACACACCGCGTCCCACGTAAACGAGCGTAGAACCTCCCGCTTCGAAGCCTGTCACTGGGTCATACTCACCCGCGACAACACGCGAGCCTGTGAAAGGCCTTACCGCGTCGGCCAGCCCATCAGGATCGTCGAACGCCTCGGCCATCTCCGCCTGAATCTCTTCGCGCATGCCCATATGAAATACTCCCGAACATACAAAGAGGAACTAGTGATGAAAAAACCTGAATGCAATACCGCTATTCGCCGCCTTGTTCGGGACTGGGCGAATACGCAAGAGCAACCAACAGACTGGCATCCGTCGTTTGGTACGTTCGTTAGCTGGCTTAAGGAAAACGGACACGGCCACTATTTGAACTTCAGGAGCGTCATGGGCCCCTTATACGATGCCGAGCAATGGTTCGATCAAGAGCTAAAGCAGACCTGGCGCAACTGAAGGGGCGTCAGATCCTTTTCAGCATCATTACGCCGGAGCGCTTGATCCACGGGTCGAGCAATCCCAGCGCGAAGTTCTCGCCGGCAGACAGATCAGTCGAGCCAGATGCATAGGTCTTGCTCACGGATGTACCGGACTGCGCTGAGACGGTCTTACTCAGCACTTCCTTCTGCGTGGCCTTGTACAAATTGCCAGCTGCCGCCTCTTTGGCGACCTGGGCGCCGGCTGTTTTGATCTCAGCAGGTACCGGATCGGGAACAGCCCGCCTAATCTTGGCCGTGAGCCAGGCATTGGCCATGGCCACAGCAAGGACCGGATCACCAGTGCCAGCCCAGTCAGGACCCAGCGAGGCATCAACATCGGCAACGGTGATGAAGTCGGTCATGTGCTTGTCCTTATTCCGCTGGCACCAGGGCCTGCAGGTCTTCTTTCTTGGCGGTTGCGTCGAAGGCAATGCCCTTGGCGGTCAGCCACTCTTTCAGCTCGGGGACCTTCATTTTCAGAGGGTCGGTTTCTGGAACTTCCTGCTCGGCCTTCAGCGCTTCCGCGATTTCCTCGCCAGTGCTGCGGGAGGCGTAGCCTTCAGGCGGATAGTTGCTTG